ATGGTTGCCAATTTTTCATGGTGCATTTTTTTATGCCCGTTTCTGGGCTGTTTAGAGTTGAAATATTGTGGCTAACTGCCGCCTGTTGGCAATGCTCCTAATGTCGCAATGCAACAGGCTTGGAGTTGTCAACAATTATTCAAAAAGGCGTATTTGGTAATTTTTTGGCACGTCTAATTCAAGGCAGGGAGAGTAGTCACAATCTCCATCTGTGAATCTTGCATTCCAATCTGGCAGCCCGCCTTCATCGTATAGTGGCTGAATACCGATGAGCCAACTACCGGGCAAACCTCTTGGCAACGCGGGGCAATTGTATATTCCGACAACAAATAAGCCCTCTTTCATTTCATCTTCTTCCGATGTAACCTCAAACACAATCGGCTTTCCATTAGCGCAGTTATCATGCGAAATTGAATTAAATGCGACCTCCGAAAAAGTGTCGTCCGAATATCCTTCAAATTTTAGCGTGATTGATGCCATTTTTTTTGTTTTAGAGTGTGAAAAAATATTGACAACCCTGCATCCCCGCCAACGCTGCCTATACGTTGCGCAGCGTGGATGCTTCAGTTCGACGAAACAAAAGATAAATAAATATCAGAATTTCGTCAATGCTTTTGTGCAGTCTGGTTTTGAAGGTAACAACGTTTCATTTTTATCGAAAAATTGTTTCCCGACCTTTTTGACCCCGCAAAAAATACAGGTGTCGCCACCAACCCAAAAATGGTTTTTTCGACTTGGTTCGACAAATTGCTTTTTTTCGGGTTGCGCTTCCAAATCGTGGAAGTGGTCAAAAATTCGCCGGATGTGGTCAGACAAGTTTCTGCCAATCACTTTTTCGAGTTGGTCAGGGCGAAAAAAAACTTGCCGCTTGACAAGTTTTTCTCCGTCCTTTTTGGGCTTTCGCCCCTGCCCGCGCCCCGCGCCGCCGCGCTTTTTTTCGCTCATGCCGCCGTCGCTTGTTGGTAGATTTCAAACAGGCGTTCACACGCCGCTTTTTTACCCCTGCACACTTCGCAGTCCTCACCAAATTCGGAGGCAAGTTGAATCATGTAATAGCCTCTTTCCGATTGCTCATCAACGTAGCCGACGCACACCTGCGATTGACCGTCTGGCAAATTGTAGTAAAGGTGTTCTCCGAGCAAAAATGGAGAAAACTTTGCCTCAATCGCCTTTTTTGCTGCGGGGTCATTGCCAAAAGCATCCATCATTTCAGCCTTTGACCAAAATTGGCAATGGCGTGAAATATATTTTTTCCAGTCGGCAGTTTCGAGGCGGCTATCCATGCCGTTTTCAAAATTTCGAGTATTGATTCTGTGTGCCATTTTAAAAAAATTTATGACACAAAGGTAAACACTTTTTTTGTTTTCGCGCAATACCTAAATCAAAAAAAAGTAAAAATAAAATCGTCGAACAATGCACTCAACGCCAACCCCGCCCAATGCCCGCGCTCGAAAGCCTAACAGGGCGGGGCTGCGTGAGTGCCAGATTAGCCGCAATAAAAAAAGAAAATAATAAATACAAGAATAAAGGCAGTAGGCATTTTTTTCAGCGTTTCGTAGGCTTCGAGTACGCTGCCGAAAAACGCCTCAATTGCTTCCTGCGAAGGCAGGACGTAGGCGTGAATTTCGGATTTGTACCTGTCACCTTGACGGCTGTCGTGATTTGAATTTTTAACAACCATCACTTCGGGGTAAGTCGAAGTTTTGGCGATGAACCGTTGCAGCGTTTCGACGTAGGTTTCACCGTCCCACGAAGTCGGTGTTCCGAAATTGCCATACTCTAACGTGCCTTTGCCGCACTTTGGCGAAAACTTTTGGTACTCGCCGTTGGCGTAAAAGCCAACGACATAATTAAAATCGTTGTTCACATACGAAAATTCTTCGCGGAAATTTTCGATGTAGAGTTGCGACAAATCGGCTTTGCTCATGGAGTCAACGTAGCAACCGATTTTAGCCGACATAGCCGACAATTCGATTATTTCCCTGATTTTGGAAATGTGGAGAGGTTCTTCCACTTGACCCCAATTTGCCAAAGCGTTTTCAAATTCGCTTGCGTTGCTCATGCGAAGGGGCGTTTTTCGGTTGCTGCCGACGAAGAAAAAATAACCGTTGTAGTTTGCAAGGAAATTGCCTTTGTCGGTGCGGATTGCTTGAACTTTCATGTTAAATGTGGGTACTTGGTTACGGCTTCCCCATTCCGATAATTTGCCTACTTCTTAAAACGGTGTTCGGCTTTGACGTAAAAAATTCTGCTAACAAAGCATTGCTGCACATGGCGGCGAAAGCCAACGCTCAAAGCCAACCCACGCCGCCACATCAGCAATGCATCAGTTATCTACAAAATGAAGTAGGCATAAAAATCTTGTCGTATCGCTTTTGGCAAGCGGAGCAAATGGATGAACGGATAATTCCGCCTATCTCATCAAGCGGCTTCGCAGGTATTATCCCGTCAAGATGTGCATATTTTTCATCAGGCGCCTTCTTTTCCCATGTTGGAAATTCAAGTTGGTACGACATATAATGCCCGCCTTTGTGATTATACCCGTCACCTGTCTTGTGCTTTTTTTCGCACAACAAAACGCCGTTGACAAACAAATGCCGCTTCCGGCTTGCCCAAGCCAAAACCACTTTATCTGGCTCTGGTTGCGCACATATTTCGGCGGTGACTTGCTTATCTCCTTCAAAATATCTGTTCATTTTTGAAAAAGTTTAGTGAAAAAAGTAGATAACTATGCGTGTGCGTCTATGCTTCCTATACGTCGCACAGCGCTCACGCTCACGTTAAGCGCAGTTATACCTTGATTTTGAGCAAATTGAGTTTTTCCAAAAGCAAGTCGTTAAATCGGCCAATTAGGTTTTCGAGGTCGTTCAAAATCATCGGGTTTCGCTTGACACGAATGACGACAAGCCTTGCGTGTTTGTGTTTGGTTGGAATACGCGGGTCGTAACTCACAAAATCACACCATTGGCGACCTGACAGCCACAAATGCCCGTGAACTTGCGCCAAATACTCGTCGGGGACTATGCGGGTAACGACTGTGCGAAGGTGGTTTTTGAATGTGAAAGGGCATTTCACCTCAATCAAGCCTTTTTCTCCAACCAATCCATCGGGTGTGCCTCCGACAAATTGCAGTTCCGGGTGCTGCATAAACGTGTTGCGTTGTTGCACTTTGCGGCCTGTGCGTTTTGTGTACTCATTGATGGCTTGGGCTTCGTATTTGTTTCCCCATTCGGTCGCGTCCGAGCCGGTAAATGTCTGTGACGGCTGGTCGGTGAGGTGTTCGCCTAATAGGTCGTACAGGTATGACAATGCGGTTTCGCTCCATTCGCCGTTTTTCAGGGGCTTGATAAGGCCGAAGCGCGAGGCGGTGATTTTGCCGAGCCTTTCGCGTTGGAATTCGGAAAGCGTCGTTTCGGCGGCTTGGAGTTCGGATAAAACGACGTTGGTGGCTTTTGACGGAACTGCGCTATCGAATCTTAGGCTTGGATGGATTTCAAAATTTCTGTAGAGCATGGCAAAAGAGTTTGAGAAAGAGAAAAAACCCCGCGCCGCATTGCGCAAACGCGGGGCTAACAACCTCCGCTATTTCTTTTCATTGTAGGCAAGCGGTCGGATGTCGAATAACTGCATATTTCCTCCGTTTCCTGTCTTTTTTGTGCGGGTAAATGTGGCTTCAAATGCCGTTTTTAGGCCGAACATTGATAGTGTCGTCACAAATTTTACCGCGCAGTTGATTTTTACGCTGCCGTTTTCATCCACGAAAACAGCGCCTGTGAGAACAACTTCTTCGCCGCTCTGTTTGTCGGCGCATTTGTAGGGTGTCAAGCCCAAGAAGATGCCGCGCACGGGCTGGCCAATTTCAAATTCATGGTATTCAAGGCAGATATTCAGGGCTGAACGAGGCGCTTCTTTCAAAGCCTCTTTGTTGACGGTTACGGGCGTATCGGGCGAAAATGTCGGGGCTGGAATCAGGTCGGTGTTTCTGTTGGTCAAGGCGACTGCCGTTTCGTTGCTGGTTGGCATGGTTTGAAAATTTAGGAGGTGAAAAAATGTGTGTGAAAAGGTTTTTTGGGGTTGTTTTATTCGTATGCTCGGTGGGCGAGTTCGCGCCCGCGTTCAATCATTTCATCAATTAGGCTGTCTTGCTCAAAACCTTCATTCTCGACAAACTTTTCAATCAAAACCTCCTCGCACTTTTCTATTTCCCATTGCTCAAACTGGCAACAGGTGGGCGAGTGCAAAACCTCGTTTTTTATTTCTACGCGCAAGTTTTGAATGTCGTAAAGCGGTTCAAACTGTCTTTCCTCGAAAGTGTAGAAAGGGTTGCGGGCTACCGTGCCGCTAATGCGAACAAGGCCGTAAGGCTCTAAGGTGGTGCGGGTGGAAATGTGGCGATTTTTCATTTTTTGGGCTATTTTGAGGGCGATGAAATACGGGTGCATGCTTGATATAATGACAACACTTTCCAATCCGACCCCAAGGCCTCCTGTAACTGCTCCTGCTGACTTGTCGCGCTGTAGCTCCAATTTATTGTTATGGGCTTCCCAATAGTCTCAAATCCGGCATTTATCTGCCAGAATTTGAATCGGCTGCCTTTTTGGTTTGTTGTGGGCAGGTATTTTGTGGCGAAACATTCAACTTCTGCAGTGTTCAAGTTGATTGCAAAAAAGAAATAATGTGCGTTCATTTTTAATGATTTAAAAGGTGAAAGAAAAAAGGCTTTTCGGGGTATGGAGTGGCGGGGGCTAAATGACTTCAAACGCTTCTTTTGAGTGGGCGGCTTTTTGATATTCATTTGCCCATATTTCGAGGCTGTTTTCCGAAACAGCGCCCGGCCAACTTGTTACAATGTGGTACCACTTAAAAAAAGGGGTTTCATTTTCGAGAAAAATTGCCCTTATGGAATCACTCACAAAGGTGGGGCGGTCGCCTACGCTGGAAAATTCGGGTAATTGAAAGGCTGTTGGAATTGAAATTTTGAAAACGACCAAGTCGGGCACATGAAAAGAAGGAGAGAACATAGCGGCTGTTGTTTGGTGAACTGATATACAAATTTACTACCTTTTCCGAAAAAAGCAATACTTTTTTAATACTTTTTTTAAAAAAATTTTTCCACTAAGCGCCCGCCAAAAATGTGGATAACTCACTGAAAAAGAGAAAACTAAAACAAAGAAAGCGGCGCCGGCGCGGCGGCGGCAAGCCACCACGAGCCGGAAGCAAGCGAAGCGACAAGGGAAAAACGCGAACGAACACGCGCGGGGGCGGGAAACTGCGGACCGAGCGAAGCCGGAACGAAAACCAGCACGGGCAACCCAAGCCCAAGCGCCATGCAGACAGAACCCCACGAACCGGAGCCAAAACCAGCGAACGAGCGAGAAGGAACGCAAGCGGCGGGGCAAGGCCGCGACGGAAAAGAAACCAGCAGGCCACCAGAAGCGGACAAAGCGCCCAAGAAAGCAGCCGAACGAGCGGCGAAGGCCGCGCGACCGGAAGCGCCACCGAACGACGGCGAGCCACCCGAAACAGAAACCCGAAACACGCGGGCGGAAGGCCGGGCAGCGCGTGCGGCCGAATCCACGCCGGAAGCGCAGCCCACAAAAACAGGAAGGGAGGCCGGAAGGGAAGAAACGAACGCGGAAGCGGAAGCGGAAGCGGAAGCGCAAGAACGGCAGCCGGAAACACCGACAACCGGAAAGCCCGAAACGAGCGAGGAAACAGGGGCGAAAAGAGAGGCTGACACGGGACAAAGCGACGGGGAAAAAGCCGAAACGCAAGACAAAACTAACGAAAACCAACGAGAAAACCAAATAAAAAGCGCAAAAACGCTGAAAATAGCAAACAGGCGACGGCGAAAGCCGACGACGACAAAACACAAACCCCCAAAAAACCTAAACCCCGAAATTTTATGTTGGTGGAGGCAAGGCGGCGAGTGTTGCGGCGCGCTGGCTGCGGCAATAAGCCCGCCGAAGCGCGCGGGCTGCCGCGAGCCTACGCCGCCGAGCCGCCGATGCCGACCGTGTTGAGCCGCGAGGGATTCGCAGGCCGCAAATGCGTGTTGGCTGGTTTGTAGTTGAGGTTTTGTGTAAGCGGCTGCCAAGCGGGCTTTTGAGTTGGGGTTGAGGTCGGTAGGCTGCCGCGTGTGGCTTTTTTGTTGAGGTTTGCGCGTGTTGGTGTTTTGCGCGAGGGATGCGGAGGGCTTGGACACGTGGACGTGGTTTTTTTACCACGTCTGACGTGGCTGGAGCGAAGCGAAACCCGTAGCAGCCCGACCCGATGTCGGAAGCGCTGCAAGACTTGGAGCGTTCGCACCTAAGCGTTCGCTTGACGAAGGAGAGGCGACGCGAAAGGTGCGTTAGCGGAATGGCGAAGCAGGGCTGACAACTGAGGGGCGCGCCATTATTTTTTAGTAATTTTTTTTTAAAAAAGTGTTGCATAGTATTAAAAAGTTGTTACTTTTGTCGGACGTTATTACAAATTCGCTTCCTTTTCAAACCTATTTTTATGAGCAAGTCTCCTACGAGTGTGTTGTTTTCAGATGAACTGTTGGACGAAATTGAAGCGCTGGTTATTTCTTTTTCACAGAAGGAAAATAGTTTTGTTTCGCGGTCGTCGTTGATTGTTCGTGCGGTTAAGTATGGTTTGCCTGTGTTGCGCGAAGAATTGAGTATGGATTTTGTGGTACCTAAACGCTCATTACCTGAACAAACGCGGTTGGCTTTGATGGCGAAGCAAGTTTTTGATTGTGGTTTGGCGGTTATGGGTGTTCCAGACGCTTCTGGTCAATGATAAGTCATTTCATTTTTTCATTTTTAAAAACTTTTCAAGATGGGTAAGGAAACTACCGATTTTCATGAATTCCGCGATGGCGACTACTACGCTCGAAAAGCGGCTGAACATTCGGCTTCTTGTTCGGATGCTGAAAATGTTCGCCGTAGAGAGAATGGTCGAAAATCAAACGTGGTCGATTCTGTGGCCTGGCTTCCCGATTATGAGGTATCGGATATACCGTTTTCCGGTTTTGGTCGAACTCTCTCTTTGGACAATTAGATTGACGCGGCGATGTCAGCCGTTGGTTTGTCAAACAATTATTCCTAAATTTTTAAATTATTCTCTATGATAATTCTTGGAATTTTTTCCGGCTTGGTCGAGTGGTGGGATTTTTTTCTTTTTTCCATTGGGCAAGCCTTTCGTGAGAACATTATTGGTGTTCTCGTCGGAGTATTGATTGGAATCTCTACAAATGAGAAAAAGCAATGAGCCAACCTAATTTCTACGCTGTCATTCCTGCCACTGTTCGCTACTGCGAGGACTTGATTCCGACGGCGAAACTGCTTTATGGTGAAATTACCGCGCTTTCGAACGAGCGCGGGTATTGTTGGGCAAGCAACTCGTATTTTGCGAAACTTTACAATGTTTCGGATTTCACCGTTTCGCGGTGGATTTCACAACTTGAGAAAAAAGGTTTTATCCGAACGCAGATTGACAAAGATGCTGGTAATCAGCGCATTATCTATATCAGTGATTTAGTACCCCTATTGACGAAAAACGCAAGACCTCTTGCGGAAAAGCGCAAGACCCTATTGACGAAAAGCGCAAGACCTCTTGCGGAAAAGCGCAAGCATAATAATACAGTTAATACTACATTGAGTAATACAGTGAGTAACGCGCACGATGAAAATTCCCTTGGTTTTAAAAACGAAAAAAAAGCCCCCCCCCCTATTGCGCCGCCCCCCCCCGCTCCGATTTTTGAACAAGTCCCGATTTTATTTTCAGAAAGTGAGTGGGCGAACATTGCTCCTGATTTGTGGCGCGTCGCCCTGATTAAATATGCTCCTGAAACGGCAGGTGCCGATCTTGATTATTATTGGCTTCGGTGTCGCGATTGGAGTGCCCAAGGCGGGAACAGGTCGGCGAATTGGTTGGCCACGGCTGCTGGCTTTGTTGCTGGCGATAAACGAAGTTCTCAATTGCGAAAAAAAATACCTACACAAGATGGACAACAACCAATTATCAATCGAGACCGCATCCGTGAACGCGCTGGCCGTATTGCCCAGCGTCTTGGCTTCCAAAATGGGAGTTAGTGTTGATTTAGTTCTGGCGGTGTCGGCTGCTGTGAGCAAAAATACAATTCGAGTGGATGTCACCCAAAGTGGCGAACGTGCGTTGATTGCCTTGAGCGCCGAATTAGAGTTTTGTGTGAAGTCATTTACCAGTTGCCCAAAGACAGATGATTTTGTTTTTGATGAATGTGTTGAGTTTGTCATTGAGCGGTTTGGATTTTTAAACATATCTGAAATTCGTCAGGCTTTTCGTCGTGCGGCTGCTGGCGAGTTGGGTGTGAGTTTGGATGCGTATTATGGCACTTTCACGGTTGGGATGCTTGGCAAGGTGCTGTCGGCGTATGTTGAAGAAGTTCGGAATGCTGTGGTGGCGGAGGTTGTTCAGGCGGAAAAGCGGGTTGAATTTGCGCAAGCGAAAGCGTTGGCTTCGAGCAATCATGACTTTGATGCGTGGGGTCGGCGGCGATTGGAGTATTTGTGTGGCAAAGAAGATTTGAGCGCGAATGACTGCACAATTTTCGATTTTGAGTTTTTTTGTGCTGGTAGGTTGACGTTTACGCAGGATGAAAAGCGGTTACTTTGGTCAAATGCGTATGGGTTGGCTTTGGGCGATTATCAAAATAGGGCGGCTCGCGGTGATTATTCGGCGCGGTGTGTTTTGAGAGACCCATTGAAAGATGCCGGGTTTAATTTGTCGCGCATTAACTGGTACAAACGGCTGCTTGTAATCGCGTGGGTTTCAATTCAAAAATCAGTTCATCAATAAAATTTAAAAATCATGACAACAATCAAAATGACCCGCGAAAAGGAAACCTTCAAATTTGAGGATTTCGTCAATATTAACAGCGAAGACGTGAAATGCTACGTCAATTATGAGCGCCTGACCTTTAAAGTGCAGCCGGTTGTAACGTTGGTGCATGGATGGGACGAAGGTGTTCAGGAAGTTTTTTCCGAATTGATTTTCGCGGGTGTCGAAGAATGCAAGGCTCGTTTGCAGAAGTACCGCGAGGAGGCCGGCATTGGCACACAAACCGATTTGTTTGAACCCGTCGCTCTTGCGAGTGACAACTAAACTTTTTCAAAATGGCTGATAATAAAAAAAAGGGTGGCACGCGCGGTCCTGTCAAAGTAAAAAAAGTCCATGTTGGCGACCCGGGCGTTGGGTTTGTCCTCGAGATTCCTGACTATGCGCCGATGCCGTTGCCGAATTTGCAGGTTCAGATTATGGCTACTGCTGACGACGTGAATGTTGCCCGTTCGATTGTTGTATTGCTTTCTCCGACGAATGAGCGCCGCTTGGTTTTTGTAATCCCGTTTGGTGATGTGGCGTATCAATCGAAAGTTGGACGCCAATACAGGGTTGAAATCGTGGCGACTTACAATCATCCCGATACGCTGGAAACGATAGAAATTGTCAGCGTGAATGAGTATGTGGTTGCCAAAGCGGGTGCGTTTGAACTAAGCCTTAGCGATGAACCTGATGAATGATTATCTCTTTTTCACAGCCGGTGCCTCTTTTTTTGGGGGGGTGCCGTTTTTTTTAAATCGTTGTTATGCAAGCAAATCAAAACTTTTTGATAGCCCAAGTGGTGAAGTTCTTGAATGAGAATGGTTGCTTGTCTTGGCGCTGCGAAAACAACGGTAGGATAGATGAACCGGCGCTGGTGTTGCACCTTTTGAAATTATTTGATGCGTTGAGTTTCGTGAGTTACGACAATGCTCAAAAGGCAAAACTCTTTCGTGAAGCGATACATAAAGCATATCGCCCTGTGCCGTGTTCGTTGAAAGGTGTTGCGGATGTGATTGGTTTTGACTTGCGAACGGGCAATTTGATTGCTGTTGAAGTTAAGGTTGGCGCTGACCGCTTGCGTCCTGAACAAGAAATATTTGCCTCGACTGTGAAAGCGACCGAACACGCCGAGTATTGGCTTGTTCGTGAAATTGATTCATTCAAATCCGGTTGGATGCGCAAGCATCAGCCACAGTACAATGATTGAACTTAAAGTTCTGCTCTAATGCCTTGTTGGTTGCAAATATTATTGACGCTGCTTGCGTGTGCGTTTTGCTTTATTCTTGGCGGCGCGGCTCGCGCGGGCAAAGAACAAGACAATCTTTTTGACGACCATCAGGCGAAAAATAACTGACCAATGAGCAAACTCGACAAACTTTACAACGCTTTCGACACAATGACTGAGCGCCAAATTCTCATTGTTTTGGCATGGTGTTTCGTTAATCATCGTCGGCTTGGTCGGTTCTGGTCTTTAATCATGTTGGACGTGCCGGGTCTGTCTGCGTTCAATGATGCGCGGCGGCGCTGACATTTGGCGACCGGGGCGGGTCAAAATCACTAACACTAACTTCGATTCGTTCGCGCTGATTCGATTTTACATTTTTGAATTTTTGGATTATGAAACAAGTCAAGGGAAGAAATGGTGGAACGCTTATAGTGCGAGAAAAGGGCGATGCCGGTTTAGAAGGGGCTGGACGCAAACGCAATCCTTTTCGTGCGATTATTCGTGAAATTGCTGAAAGCGGTGATGATTATTTTCTTATGGATGGCGTTTTGTGTGATGGTAAGGGTGGTCGCACAAATCAAAAGGTGAAAGTCTGGGTAAAAATGCCGAAGGTGAAGGAAATCGTGTTGGAACAAATGAAACGAGCGAAACATGACGTTCAAGCCGCAAAGTGGCTTTCTGAAACTGCGTATGGCAGGCCTCTTTTGCTTGATGATGAAAACAGCGAACTTCCTTTGGTTGGTTTCAAGTTCATTGTTGAACAAAACGTGTTTGAGCAAGATGAATAATTTGAAAGTCACGCCGGTTTTTTTGCGGAACTGGAAAGTTTCGCCTGAAAAACGTTGGGTGATAAATCGGGGTGGGACGCGAAGCAGTAAGACCACTTCGATTTGTCAGCAATTGGCGGTGTGGCTTGTGACTGGGCAAATACGGGAGAAACAGCATATACCAACAGGCAATGCGGCGATTGTTCGTAAGTATAAAACCACTTTGGAGTCCACCGTGATGCGGGATTTTGAAAAAGCCCTCGACACTTGTGGTCTTCGTCGTTTCGTGAAAGTGAATAATCAGCGGCGGCAGTATCGATGTGGAAAGCGCATGGTAGAATTTTTTGGCGCTGATGATGAACAAAAAATCAGGGGTTTTGCTGCAACGATAACATGGTTGAATGAAGCGAATGAATTGGATTGGGATTTAGAAGTGCTTCAACTCAAGTTGCGTACGGAAGAACTAATGATAATTGATTTCAATCCATCTGACCCGTATGTATGGGCGCGTGAGAAACTTGAGTTGGGTCGTGCTGTGACGGAAGATGATGTAGAAACCATTATTTCCACCTATCGAGACAATCCTTACTTGTCATCTGCGCAAGTTCGGGAAATTGAGTTGTTGGAAACCGAAGACTTGAATTACTGGCGGGTTTATGGGCTTGGAGAATATGGGCAAGTAACCGGGTTGGTTTTTCCGAATATCAAAATCGTGGAAAAAATGCCTGAAAATCTCAAGTATCGTGGGTTTGGCATGGACTTCGGGTATAGTAATGGTATTACAACGCTTATTGAGTGTGGTTTTCAGAACGAAAAAGACGTGTATTTCAATCAAGTTTTTTACCAACGAGGCATGACACCTCAGGAAATGGGAGAAGTTATGTTGTCGAGTGGGGTGGGGCGTTTCCCTGTTGTGGCTGATTCTGCTGGTGAGTGGGCAATCGAACATTTGAAATCGATGCGTCTCAATATTTTTCCTGCAAAAAAAGGACCTGATAGCGTGACACACGGAATAACCTTGTTGAACTCTTACAACCTGCACGTTACACAAAACAGCGTTGATATGTTGCGTGAGCGGTTGAAATATATGTTTCGTGTGGACAAAAGCGGCAGAATTCTGAATGTTCCTGTTGACGCTTTCAATCACACTTGGGACGCTGCGAGGTATTGGGCGGTAACTTATTTGAAACGCAAAAGCCGGCTCTACCTCGCATTGCCTCCTGCTGAACTTGAAAAACTCATGGCAGATGCACGACCTTAAGACAAACGACGGTTACAATAAAAGGTTTCGGGAGTTGGTTGCGGAAAAACGCAACGAACGTGCTCCAATGAAAAACGCTTTAAATTGCGTTGAGAGTGAACTTCGTGAACAGCATGGGGTTATGCGCTACTCTACCTACCTTTCGTTCTCTGCAAGCAAATCTCGCAATCCACACAGGGCAAGATTTCGCCCAATTAAAACTGTTTAACTTAAAATTTTTGGTTTGGCTTAATTCTGGTGGAGTTTTGCATTGAAATGGCTTGGAACTCCTTTCTTACACAATGGTTCGAGTCTCAATCTTTGGGGCTTGTTGAGGAAAAAACAGAAGCGCCTGCGACTGAAAAGCGCTCCTACACGCTTCAAGACCCGTATTTTTGGAAGTATTTCAATCTTGGCTCTACCACGTTGGCGGATGTCGAGGTAAATTGGGAGGCGGTGTTGGGTACAAGCCCATTTTATTCAGCCGTTCGGTATATTTCGGAAGGGATTTCGATGCTTGACCGTACAGTCAAGCGGAGAACAAAAGACGGATTGGAGGAGGCTACCGACCATCCGATGTATGATTTTTTTCAGCGACGGCCTCACCCTTACTACTCATGGTTTGATTTTTTCAGTGCGTTGCTTACAAACGCCTGTTTAGGTAATGGTTATGCAAAAATTCATTGGGACGAACAAACTGGTAGGCCGATGTGGTTTGAGCATATCCCGTCTATGTATGTGCGGCCTGAATTTGATGAAAGTGGAGCGCTTTGGTACTTGATAAGTGGTTCGATGAATGGAAAATTTTCGGTTTTTGAGCGGCTGCCTTATACTGATATGATTCATATTCGTGGGCTGTCACTCGATGGAATTAATGGTTTGCAAACCGAGTGGCTTCATCGTGATACGCATGGAGTAGGAATTGCCTCTACGCGGTATTCTGCTGGCGTGATGGGCAAAGGCGCTTTTCCAAGTATTGCGATAAGTATTGACCAAGAATTGGACCCGACTGAGGTCAAGAATGTAGAAGATAATGTGATGGCGCGGATTGGCGGCTCAAACAACGCAGGCAGGCCGCTTGTCATTCCCAAGGGTCAAAACGTCCAATATCTGCAATGGAGTCCGCTTGATGTGGCTTTGGAAGCCGTTCGTACAATGAACGTTGAGGATGTGTGTCGGATAACCAAAGTGCCGAGGGATTTGCTCATGTTGGGTGCAGAAGGAACGTATGGCGCTGGTGTGCAACGTTCGTTGGATTTTCTTACACATTGTCTCGGCCCGTGGCTTGAAAAAACTCAAGATGAAATCAAGACAAAGGCTTTTTTCGACAGTGAGCAAAGCGAGTATCTTTTTGAGTTCGATACGAGCCTGTATGTGAGTAAAGATGAAGCCGCCGAATCCTCTATGCTTGCCGAAGGAATTCGCGCTACCCAAATAACTCCAAATGAAGCAAGAAAACGCAAGGGATTGCCGCCTGTTGAAGGTGGCGACGACTTAATGGTTGACATCAATCTTCTGCCATTGAAAGACGCTTTGAGAATAGCATTTGCGAAATATTTGAGTGCCGAAGGCGAAAAAGCCGTTGGCGGTAAAAGTCTCGGCGGCGAAGCCGAAGGTAAAACTGACGAAAATGGAAAAAAACAACCCAAACCCGCTCCTCAACAATGAGCCTTTTTTTACCGATGAGGCACCGGAAATCCGTAGTGTCGAAGGCGGCAAACAGGTCGTGTATGGCTACGCGGCGTTGTTCAATGTGCGCAGCCGGACATTGATGACAAAAAAAGGACAAAAGTTTGTTGAAGTGATATTACCGGGCGCGTTTAATGAAACCGATTTTTCGGATGTTCGGTGTCATTTTGACCACGTTGATTTTTTGGCGGCTGAGCCGACGCTTCGCTATGGCGTGGACGCTCGTGGATTGTGGTACGAGTTTGATTACGATAAAGAGGACCCAAGCCATCGTTCGGCTTACCGCAGAATCCAGCGCCGCGATGCCAAAGGTTCGTCGTTCCAATTTTTGCCGCTTCCGTCAGATTGTTATGATTTGAGCAAAGAAGGTGAAATTCCTTTGCGTAGCATTAAAAGATTTCCTCGCATTATAGAGTTGGGGCCAGTGATAACGCCCGCCTATTCCATTACAACTACTAATGTTCGCAATTTCGATTTTCCCGACGACGACATCCATGAACTGACAGAAGTACAAAAACTACTTAATTCTCGGAAGTTGGAGGTGGAGAAATTCATCGGCTTTCGGGGCTTTGTTCACCAATAAATTTTTCAAAAAATGTCACAAACATCAACCGCCGAAGCCCTGAAAAAAGCGCGTGAGCAACGGGCGACTGCACTCAAAAACTTCAACGCAGTCACAAGCCGGCTTGGCACTGATGACTGGAATGAAGAAACCGACCGTTTGTTGCTCGACACGGAGCGGCGCAATTACGATGACGCGCTGAAAATTTACGACGATTTGACAGAAAAACTTAGCATCGAATCGAAGTTGGCCGAGCAACGGCACTTGGACGACAAGTTGCCGGTGACAATCAATGTGTTGCCGCATGGCCGCATTGGTGACAAGTGGGGGCAAAAGCGCGATGAGTTCCGTCTGATTCGTGCCTACCAGATTTTGGCAGGTAACGAACGTCTCGACGGTTTGGAAGCCGAAATGCACCAAGAAGGCCTGAAAGAAGTCCGCGCGCTAAAATTGCCCGGCTCAAGCGAGCAATTCGTTCTCCCTGAAATGCTCGTTGGTGGCTATTCTGAAACCGAAAAGCGCGACATTCTGGCTGAAACGACGACCGCTGGCGGCTTTACCGTTCAAACCTCCGTTCAAAAACTGATTCCGATACTCGAGCCGAAATTGCAAGTGGAAGCATTGGGCGCAACGGTGATGCGTGGTTTGCGTGACAACATGGATTTCCCACGCAATGATGCGGACGCGGCTGCTTTGTGGGCGTCGGAAGTTGCCAGTGCAACCGAAACCTCGCCAACATTCGACCGTGTGCAGATGAATCCTGAACGTCTTTGCGCTTTTACAGATGTCTCGAAGCAGAACCTTCGGCAAACGACAATTGCCATGGAAACCTTTGTTCGTCAACGGCTCAACTTTGCTGTTCGCAAGGCTTTGGATTCGGCAGCCATCAATGGTTCTGGCTCTTCCGACCAACCGCTTGGCATCCTGAACACTTCCGGCGTGAATGACATCACGATTGGAACGGACGGCGGGCCTTTGACCTGGGCGTTGACGGTCCTTTTTGAAACCGAGACGGCAACCGATAATGCTGATTTCGGCAAACTGGCTTATCTGACTACTCCTGCCGTTGCGGGAAAACTGAAAACGACTGAAAAAGCATCTTCAACCGCACAGTTTATTTGGACCGGCAACAACGGCGATACCGGCGACATCAATGGCTATAAAGCACGTGTTTCTACCCAAGTGCCCAGTACCTTGTCGAAAGGCGCGTCGTCTGGCATTTTGCATGCGATGATTTTTGGCAATTGGGAAGAACTGATGATTGGTCAATGGGGTGGTGTCGAACTGCTTATCAATCCCTATACGAAAGGCAAAGAAGCCATTGTTGAATTCATCGTCAACTCGTGGTGGGACGTGGCTGTAAAACACGCGGCGTCGTTCTGTATTTGCAACGAAATCAATCCGGCATAAAAGGCTGCTTGAACTCATTTTTCACATTAAAACTGAAAATTTTCCATGAAAAAAGTTTTTTTTCTCAAGGCCGGAACGGCTTATGGTTACGGTTATATCGCTGGGGAAACCGGCTTAGTGATTGCCGAAGATTTTGCCGACCAAAAATTGGAGGGCAAGGTCATCAAAAAAGGCCTCGAGTCGCTCGGTGTTTGCCGCCTTGCCACGAAAGATGAGGCCGATGTTTATGACGCTTTGGTGGCTGCCGAAAAAGAATCGAAAAAATAACGCGGGTATCGGCTGTTGTTGGGCGACTGACGGCAGCCGCTTTTAAATTTCTGACCAATGGCAGTTTGGCAAGTACATAGTGAGCCTGCGTCGGAGCCGTTCACGGTTGCGGAGATGAAGGTTTATTTGAAAGTTGATTCAACTGTGACAACGGACGATGATTTGATAACTGCGATGATTCGTGACGCTCGAATGGTTGTAGAGCGTGCCACTGCCCGCGCACTGATAAATCAATCCATTACGGAATATTTTGATGAATTTCCGCCCTTGCCGCCAAACCCTAAAGCGTTGGATAGCAGGGTTTTGAAGTTGTACATTGCGCCAGTCCGCATAATTACGAGTGTTTCTTATATTGCTACTGGCGGAACACCTTCATCTTACACAACGTGGAATTCGGCTAATTACTTTTCTGACCTTGTTTCTGGTCTAAATGGTCAAGGTCCTGCGCGGATTTGCAAGGCATCCGGTGTAGACTGGCCGCCAATCGAGCCTTACACCAATGCGATAAAGGTTGTGTATGATGCTGGCTATGGCTCGGCTGGCAGCAATATTCCGGGCGGATTGAGGGAGGCGATGCGGCGGCTCATTGGCTCTTGGTACAATTTCCGTAGCGGCCACAACGATGATGATATGATTGTAAAAACTCTGATTGACCCATATCGAGTTCACAAGTGAACAATTGAGTAAAAATTAAGTAAAGATGTCGTTCCCGACAAAGGTTGAAATTGGCGCAATGAATCGGCGTGTGACGCTTCGCACGGTCGTGAGCCTTGTCACTGCTGACACGGAAATTTGGGCGCAAATTTCAGCCTTTCCTGAATTTACATATTGGACTTCCGGTGCGTTGGGTTTTTTGATTCGCACTCCTACCGTGCTGATTGGAGAGGATGAATGGCCGAACTGGTATTTCGTGTATGGCGGCAAAAACTACTACTGGTATCAGTATTGGCTTGACGATACAACTTCGGGGCAATTTGTTTTCGTAGAGGCTCATGCTGCGAGTTTTAGCACCGGAAATCCAACGTTGGGCGATTTGGGGACTTATGACAGCGACCAAGCGGCTCAAGCGGATGGTTTGGATATTGGCGATGCTTATTGGGCTGGGAGTGGACATGACCGCGCAGCCTATGGTTCACTTACAAAACGTCTTATTTGATGAGAAAACTACTTTTCCTTTCCTTTTTTCTTGCGGTTGCGGCCTTTGCTTTCGGTCAATATCAACCTGCGCGCTGGGCGCCGTTGTTGTCTGTGGATTTTTCCGGCATTCAGTATTCGGCGAGTGTTCCACACACCGATGCTGTGCCGAATTGGACTCCGACGACTTACGGTGGCAAAATTGCGTGGGACTATACGAATAAGCTACTTTACTATCATTCGACCGGCTCAACGTGGGTGTTGCTGGCCAACCCTGTCGTTTTGCCGAACACGCTTGGCTCTGCGAATCGGGTGTGGGGCGTTAATTCTGGTGCGACGGCTGGTGAGTGGAAAACGCTTAGTGGCACGTCAGATAAGGTTTCTGTAACTCATTCGGTTGGTGGCGTTTCGTTTACATTGCCATCTACTGTTGTCATTGACGATGCGCTTGGCATTGGCAATGGTGCGGCTGGCGCGGCAATTAATATGAATGGCGGTGGTGGGCTTTTTGATGTGCAATTTACTTCCGGCTCTGCGTATGTTTTGCAGCGCAGCGAAAACGCTTCATCGAGTACGGTGGCTACATTGCCGTCGAATCCAATTCTGTTGCAGGTCACAAATGATGGCGCTGCGTTGGAAGATAATCATATTCTTGGCGGCACTCAGTGGAAGTCCCGTGGTGTATCATCTACTCTTGGTGTTGGCGCTGAAATGCTTGCCCGTTCCACTGAAACATGGACAAATACTGCCCGAGGCACCGAGATTGAGTTTTGGGTAACGCCGATTGGCTCGACGACTTCGACGTTGCGCTTATTGATAGGTGAGAATGGGCTTTATTATATTTCCGACCATTCAAGCGGTTCAACTGCGCGTTGGTTGACCGATAAAGCCTATGTGGACGGCGTGGCTGGCGGCACAAGTGATGGCGATAAGGGCGACATCATTGTTTCGAGTAGCGGGACCAACTGGCAGATTGACGCGGGCGTGGTTAGCAGCAACGAGTTGGCGACTGGCGCGGTGGATTTGGCGAGTGCTGACGTGACGGGTAATTTGCCAGTTACAAATCTCAACTCGGGGTCGGGTGCTTCGGGTAGTACGTTTTGGCGCGGCGATGGCACTTGGGCGACTCCGAGCGGTGGCGCTGGTGGTCACACTATCAAAGATGACGGTTCGGCGATGACTGCGCGGACTGGCTTGAATTTCGTAACGACGTCTACTATTAATGCAGCGCTTACTGATGATTCTGGCAACGACGAAACGGATGTCAGTTTCAATATTCCAAATGGTGGTGTGACGGCTACGGAAATAGCGACGGATGGGGTAGGGTCTGACGAAATCGTTGCGGACGCTGTTGGCTCGTCAGAGATTGCGACCAATGCTGTGACAGGCACTGAGTTGGCGAACGGGTCGGTTGACCTTGCGAGTGCCGATGTGACCGGCAATCTTCCGGTGACGAACTTGAATAGCGGTACTGGCGCAAGTGGTTCGACATTCTGGCGCGGAGATGGCACTTGGGCGACACCGAGTGGGGGCTCGTCGCCATCGGTGATAACGCCGAGCCAGATTACCGTCACTCAAACCGATTATGCGCCGACCGGGTGGGACGACGCTACGACTGTCCGGCTCTCGGCGAGCGGTTTTTTCGGTATACAGTCGTTCGCTGCGGCTACTTCCGGCGAGCAAAAGAAATTGCGGAATGTCGGTTCTTATCCGATTTACATTCCCTGCGAACATGCTGGTGGTACTGCTGCGCAGCGCGTGGCGTGTTCGGAGAGCGGACAGGACTACATTTTGCAGGTTGGCGGGTCGTCTGTCATCGAGTACGACGGCACGTTGAGCCGGTGGGTTGTTGTGAGCAACACTTTCGACCCTTCGCTGAATGTGAAAGGACACCACTATTTCGAATCGGTTGGCGCTACAACGGGCGCGGACTGGGGGACGGTTGGGTTTGGGATTTCGGGCGGCGGCAACGGCACTGTTGCAGGCTCGGCGAGTTTTCCCGGCACGTGGGAGGTGAACACAGCATCGAGCGCCAGTGGCGCTGCGACGCTTTATTTTTCCAAAACTGTTCTCAATCCTTCTTACTATACCTCTGCGCATTTGACGACGAGCGCGTGGGTTTATTTTCCGACGTTGAGCGACGGAACGCAGACTTATACGTTTCAGTTTGGGTTTGTTCCTTCACCGAATAGCATGACGTTGGCTGTGAACAACACGGTTGCAATTCGATATTCGAGCGGCATAAATTCTGGCAAATTCGAGGGTTATAGTCGAAACAATAGTGGCACAGAAAGTACGGTGGATTTGGGTATTACAGTTGCTGCCAACACGCTTTATTTGTTGACGGTGGTGTATGCCGACGAGGCGACCGAGGCGCGTTTTTATGTGAATGGCGCTTATGCTGGGCGGGTGTCATCGAATTTGCCAAGTGCGGTGGCGGTGGGTCAGCGAGCGGGCATTTGGAAGAGCGTAGGCACAACGATCCGAAGCGCACAGATTGCGACAATGCAGTTTTATAGCGTTTATTGACCTGAACGGCACGTTTTTGGCCTGAAATGGGCTAAACTGCCGAAAAATGGATTCTATTTCTAAATTAGTGGAAATGCTCTTGATAGAAGCGTCTCAAGTAGAAGAAATCAGCACGGAACTTGCTGGTTTGGCTAAGGATTTGCGGGCTTTTGCCGTGCGGTTGCACAAGTTGAAAGATAAGTTGAACACGCTTCCAGTTGGCGATGAGAAAAAATAGCCGTTTCACTCACGGGTTTTCATAATTTGTTGTTCAAGCCCTCGGCGAACGAGCCGGGGGCGGTCTTTTGGAAATCAAAATCTACTCATATCATGGAACAAACAAAAAAACTTTTCCAAAGCCGTACCGTTCAGGCCGTTTTGGCTTTGATGGCTGGCGCGGTGGCTCATTTTCTGGCTTCTTTTGGAGTTATTGACTGGAACGACCTGCAGCACGCGCAGGCGGTTTATCCTGATTTGGATGGCGGCGTTTTGATGTTGAAGGCTGGCCGGTGGATGGATGCGCTTGTTTTGGTTGGCGGGTCGCTGGCGATTTACTTTCGCAAAACGGCCACGAAATTCATTGCGTGAAAGAGTTTGGCCGAAAGAGGCTGAGCAAAGGTATTTTAATTGGTTTTTTTCAACAATTAGGGCGCCCGTGCTGGAAAGTGCGGGCTTTTTTTATTCAACAAAAAAGCCCCAACGTCGGAGACGCCAGGGCTAACCCCAAAAAAACCAAATGAAAACTGCAACAAAAATAGTCTGTTTGAATCACGAAAGCAAGTTTGGCAACCTTTCTTCTTCTTCTTTCCGTGCTTTCAGAAAGTTGTCGAGTTCTTTTTCGAGGCGTTTGGATTCTGCAAGGAATACAAACCGTTCATTGCTACCCGGTTGGCTTTTGAAAAAGTTTTTCTGGTTGTTTCTCAGGAGTTCAAGTAGGGTGGCGAGTTCGTTATTACATTTGTAAATCATGGCTATAAGATTTTGAAGTATTCGGCGACGGTTGGCGTCGGCGCTGGGCGCGTTTGTGGGATTGATTGGTCATTTTTCCTTTTCGTTTGTAGCCTCGTCGGACGGGGCGGGGTGAAAGTTTAGGTTGCTTCAACAGGTAGAGAGTGATTGATTTTCCGATTTTGCTTCTGCAATCGCCAGATTTCGCGCTGTTTTTTCTTCTCTGCTTCTTCCCGCCGCGTCTGCTCAAGTTCCGCAGCCTTCCGCATCTGTTCTTCCTCTTTCTTCACACGTTCCGTTTCTTTCCGCTCTTGTTCTGCGAGTTTCCGTGCATCTTCTTCGGCTTTCCACTTGGCTTCCGCGAGTTTCCGCGCATCTTCTTCGGCTTTCCACTTGAGTTCCGCAGTGATTCTTTCGTTTTCCAATCGCTTCCGCTCGGTTTCCTCTGCCGCGAGTTTGGCGGTTGTTTTGTGTTCTGCACGGATGCGGGCAAGTTCGATACGTTCTTGGCTGTCGCGTTCGCGTTGTGCTTTGCGTTCGCGCTCGGCTCTTTCTTCTCGGTTTTGCTGTTCTTCGTGGGCGTTTGCGGCGATGACTTCGGCGGCTTGTTCTTTGGCTTCCTGTGCGGTGGTGTAGAGCGCCCAAATGTCAATGATGAAAATGAACGCGGTGGTTATCCATGCCCATGAATCGAGTGACCAACCAAATGGGAGGGTTTTGCCCGACCATGTGAAGATAAAAAGGAACGAGGTTTGGTGAATCCAAAGTTGGCCGGTTTTGAAAGCGAGTGTTCCGTAGAACGCGGCGCGGCTGGTGCGTGGTTTGGCGGCGTCGGCTTGAATCCGAATGGTGTAGAGCACGGCGCAGCCGCAGATGAGGCCTGTCAGCACTCCAAGGATTGGGATAGTGATGACGTGGGCGACGAACGCGAACGCGAGTTCGGTGTAGTTGATGACGCGGAGCGGGTGTGGGTGTTTCATGGTTTAGAGAATTTGTGCTTGGGTGTTCGGTGGCTCTGCGTTTGCTGCAATTGCTTTTGCAGCCATTATTTCGGTGTCGTTCCAAAATTCAAAAAAGTTGTCGGGCGTTTTTATTTTCCCAATTCCAGCGCCGAGTACATTGGTTACTTTTTTCATCATTTTCAATGCCTCTGCCAACTCCTTGTTTTGCTGTCGAAGGGCGGCATTTTCAATGCCGAGTTTTTGAAAATTTTTTGATAGCCAGAAAACACTTCCGGTGGACGGCGGGCGTGTTTCTAAATCTTCTGTTTCAATCCCTTCGCACGCATTTATGCAAGCGGCTATGCGGCGAGCGTTTTCAAGCGCGGTTTTTTTGTTCCCGCCACATTTGCAGGTTTTTCTAATGGGCTTTCCTTGGTCGTCTAATATGACGACCAAGAAGCCATCTTCTATTTCATATGGTTGCCAATTTTTCATGGTGCATTTTTTTATGCCCGTTTCTGGGCTGTTTAGAGTTGAAATATTGTGGCTAACTGCCGCCTGTTGGCAATGCTCCTAATGTCGCAATGCAACAGGCTTGGAGTTAGCCGACAAGTGAAAGCGTGGCCACTCGATCCAGGTACTCGGCAAGGTAGCCGCCAATGTATTCTGTATAGGCTGGCGGAATGCCTTCGGCAATTTCTACATCCTTGAACTTGTATTGAATCGGTATGCCCATAGCAAAATGCCAGGTTTTAATTCCGCTACCCTGGTCGAACTTAGGCCGCCAATTTTTCGGCAACCCTTTGTATTTTCGGTAGCCTTGCTTTCCTATTATGGTGCAAAAATCCCCAGCCTTTACCGAGCCAATCCGCTTGCTTACTCCCGGTTGCATCATCCACCAATTGCCAAGTTCAAAATGTCGCTTGCGCATCACATTGAGGCCAAACATCCATCCATGTAGAACAATATCAGGCCGAACCGGCGCAGTAGGTACATTCTCCATCACGTATGGCAGCCCTATCAATTCAAGTGCATCGCGGGTCGGTTCAATCAAATCTGCATACACTTTTCCTGCCGCTCGAAACATCGCCGTTGATTGGCTGTATTTCTGGCACGGAGGACTGGCGTGTATTGCATCGAATTGGCGGCAAAAACTTACATCTGCCAAAATTTTAAGCGCGTCAGCCTGTATCCAGGTGTCACCAGCATAGCACGTTTTTTTCTCTATGTCAACGCCTGTAACATGAAACCCGGATTGCTTGTAGCCGATTGCCGCAAGTCCTGCGCCACTGTATAGATCGAGGAGTTTTTTCATGATGTTAGAATTCGGCTAACCCAGCATGGCCGCCCAGGCTTCGTAAACCTTGCACGGCGTTCATGCCTCAGTTCCGTGCAAAAAGAAGAAATAAATATCAACGCATCATTATGACTTTAAACTTGACCCTTGATTGAAAATAATAATCCTCAAAATCAGCCAAATTTAAACAAAGCAAATCGGCCAACTGAGATTTTGAATACTCCAAATCATTCAAATACAAATCAATGACCTCTTTAACCAATGTTGGTTTTTCGACTGGGACTTCAAGTTCAACGGGTTCTTGAATATGGTAGTTCAGTTTGCGAAACTGCGTCCATAAATAACGTGCCGTATTATCTTTTACAAGATTTAGTTTTTGGGCTTTGTAAAGGATTGCGGCCATTGAAACCTTCCAATATCTTTTTAGGTCTGCAAGTTTTTCCAAATTCAGCCTTGAAAGATGTGGCAAAATTTCGTTTGATGGCACAAGAAGTTCAGAAGCAAATTCAGGAGCCTCTTTTTCAACATCGCGCTCCATGTCAACAATTTGGGAAAAGTGCATTCCCAAGTGTCCGATTTCGTGAGCGAGGGTAAGTCTCATCCTGTCGCCCGGAAACGCTTTGTTCAAAAAAATAACAGCCTGATTATCTTCGGTATAAATGCTTAATCCATCTAATTTAGTAGTGCCAAAATCTACATGAATAACTATAATGCCATTTTTTTCAACGTAAGAAGTCAAATTGTCAATCCGGCCTTTTGGAATACGCCAATATTCCCGTAAATAGTTGGCATACAAAGAGGGCGAACCGTTCTTTGAAACATCCCATTTTGGTAGATTACATTCCGGCAGTTCAATAGACAAAAGCAATTTTTCAATATTGAATTTTAAAATATTGATTATTGCTTTTGCCCGGGAAAGTTCTTTTTTAGGAACACTTATTTTTTTGCGATAATAATGAGTATTTACCTCAAATCGCCTTCCTTCTCTTAGAAAAAAGAGTTGGGGAAAATTCAGCGTGTCGCAAATCTTGTCAAGATACTCTGAAACATCTAAGTACCCATTTTCGATTTTTGACAATGTGCCTTGCTTTATTCCAAGTTGTGCGGCAAGTTCCTCCTGCGACAACCCCCGTGCCTCACGAGCCAGAATAAGCATTTCAGAATTGAACTTTACCATGATGTGTTTTTAGTCGTCTGTTCCAGTCTTAACGTCAGACTGATTTTGATTTTTGATTTTGACACGTTTCTCGGCGGGTTCTTGTTCGTAGAAGGGGAGCATAGTTTGAACCAAACTGACTTTGCTCAAAATTTCCTCTACCCATTGAATTTGGTCGCCCTCCCAACAAGCGATGTAAATACCCTTAATCCCTGTCCAAGTTTTGTCCGGACCCTGAAAACCAAATAAATAAGATGCACGAAACACCGCTTCCCCGACCATGCTGCCCAAGCCAACGCGCAAACCTCAACGCGCAGCACGGGCGGGGAAGCAAACGTTAAGCGCAGTTATACCTTGATTTTGAGCAAATTGAGTTTTTCCAAAAGCAAGTCGTTAAATCGGCCAATTAGGTTTTCGAGGTCGTTCAAAATCATCGGGTTTCGCTT